AGTGGCGAATGTTTGCACAAAGTAGCGAAAAGTACTACCTATTGCAAAACAATTATAGTTTTCTTTAATGTGGTCTGGCAAAACACCGAGCTGAGACCCAAATAATAGCATAAATGCTAAAGAAAACTAGAGTACCCTATAATTATACCCCCTAGTATAATACCGCTCGGTAAAAATATACCCCCCCCTATTGATATCAAGAGCAAATATTCCCCCTCGGTAAAAAATAGCCCCCCTACCTTATATATAGCACAGACAAAAAGTACTCCTAAAAAATATAGTTTATGCTTGGTGTGGAGGTAATACGTACAAAAAAGTCGGCTGATGGCGTAAAAAAAACACCCCCCCTATCTTGCTTCGCAAGATAGAACCTAAATCGTAGGGCTTCGGGCTTAATTCCCTTCGGGAATTAAATCGCAAAAAAAAATCCCCTTTTGCGTACACGCTCGCTCGAGTGTGTACGCTTGCACGCTTGCTCGCACGCACTCGCCTACGCACACACGCTCGCCCAGGATCGCACGCACGCCCAGGCACGCATAGAGCTTTCGATTCACATTTCAAAATTTATTTGTTATTTAGAACGATTCTAAATTTCATCGAATATTTTTTTCTTTGCTTCGCTTCGCTTACATTACGCCCAAGCATAACGCTTGCACACACGCTCACGCATACGCTTGCGTACGCACGCAAACGGTTTTTCTTTCACATTTCCAAATTTATTTTCGTGAATTTAACATCGATTTTTTTGATATTTGTTTAAACGAACATTGAATCGATAAAATTATTTTCACTTTGTAACTTATTGAATTTCAACAACTTAAGATTTTTTTTTATCTTTTTTTAACATTTATAATGATTCTAAATAAGATAGTTAATTCATTGATAATCAACAACTTACATTTATCAATTTTCTTGTAACTCATTGATAATCAACAACTTACACCGATTTTTTTATTCCGATTATTACCCTAATCTTTGTAGGGTCGAAACAACAAAACGACAACACAAAACAGACATACACAAACGATAAACACACACACAAAAAAACACTTTTTGCTTGCCTAAGTAATTTATTACACACAGCAAAAAGTTATCTGTCCAATTTACTGGTCAGTGCCATCTAATCGGGTAGTGGAAGAACTATACCCTTTGTGAGCGACTGCATAGTGTCGTGGCGAGCCTCTCGTGACCAAGTCAAAAAATCTACCTTAATAGGGTAGGCGAGGCGTATGTAAGTTCTTGGAGAGAAAACCGAGGGCGTGTAAGTCAAGGGATTAAACCCTCGCAATCATACTACTTAGGTTCAACCGCCCCTTAAGGGTGAGAAACCGAATAAATAAAGGTGCACTCAAACTATCGATGCCATCCGTAGCCTTTGACCTATGGGGTGCAGTCTGTCGTGTCAGACCATCGGTAGCCAAACCTTTAATATATGAAAAACACAACAATCAAAATCGAGAATCACGAGTCATCAATCCAATTTGACTTAACCACCAACAACACCAAAGACAACGCAAAAGTGAGGCGAGCCCTTGTTTATCGTTTCTTTGACTATTACAACACTATGCGAGTAATCGGTGCAAAGGGTTTCAAGGCAAGCGAGCCTTTCAAAATCTCCTTTGTTGTCGATGGTAAAATCTCATTCTGTACTACTCAGTGCACTACGCAAGCACAGACAACGCTTAAATTAATCAACACACCTAAGGGGCGTGGCAAGTTCGAAATGCGTTTCGAGAATCTTGTAGCCTTAGCACAGCGTATGGGGGTTACTGATACCGATGAGGTTATCAAGCAAGCCGAAGTTATGCTTATGGCTGTTAATTAATTAAATAGTAAATCTATTATCTGAGCCCCATTCACAAGATGGGGCTTTTTCTTTTTTTAGTTAGATCCAGACTGGAGCTCACTCATCAGGGGGAGTCCCACCGTCCTATGCCATAGGGTTGCCGTCTGTTCAAGTCAGACCATAGGAGCCATTATGAAAACACAGCAATTTTATTGGGGTGCTCACAAAGACTTTGTCTTGTCAACCCTTGCCGACCAAATCGAAAGTCACGACCTACCTTACACACTGACAGATGTCAGTTATTCAAACGACACTTGTCCTTCAGTCGAAATTTCGGGTGAGTCAATCAAGCCCGCCATTCTATTCCTCCCTAATTCTTGGACAAACGATGGCGAACTGACTACCAAATTTATGATGATTCGAGACGAAGAGTACGGAGCAATTGATAAGTTCGAATTCTTTAAGGACTTGGACGAAGTAATTTGGCACTTATGTTTATGTAACGAACACAACACAAACCTTATATGAAAACCTATGTAACCCGTCACGCTGTATCCTCAGTGTATGCCGACTCAGTTAACCTTTGGAATGCAGATGAAGTTATTATCATCTATCCTTATGGTGACATCTACGAAATCTTTGCCGTTCGTAAAGGTGAGCAATACGAAATAGAATTCGACCGAGACATATTCTTGGTGAGTTTAGAAGATGCCAAGGTTATGTCTGAGATATGGTATGACCACGAAGACATTGTTGCGATCCGCAAATATTTTAACACCAAAGTAAAACCTACAAAAAATGATATACAACATTAAAATCACGACCTTTCGTCCCCTTGACTTGACAGTTTTTGCTGACGATGAACACAATTTCAATCTTATCTGGCAGTTCGGTATTGACTGCAACGACCCTAAGACCATCAAAGATGTTGACCGCATTCAAGTATTAGAAGTCAATGGAGCAAATGTATATACCTACTGCGATATGGATGGTATGTATTACCTCCGTCTAAGGGAGAGTATCTATAATACAAAAGACTTTCTTAATATCATCAGCGTATTACACGACTATGTCCTTAATTAAACTAACCTATAAACTATGACCAAAGCACTCATCACAGCCTCGCTCATCTTCGGATTGCTTGGTACTATCGTCTTCGTCTACTCAGTATTCACTTGTGATTTTGCAGTAGCACTTCCCTCTATGTTGTTCGCATCCTTTTGGATTATCCTTGCTTGTAAATCTGAGACCCAAAACTAAAAACTTATGAAACTAATAACTCAAAAATCTGTCACTGCATTTATGAATGCAAAACCGTTCAAACAAGACAACACCGAAGTAGTTGTCCTACCCAATGTCACAATCCTCAAGTTGTTTGGTAATGAAATTGCCTACCTATACAATGATCCAGACCGCACACTTAGTATTACAAATTGTGGATGGTTTAGTCAAACTACCAAAGAACGCCTCAATGCTATACCAAATGTATCAATCAGACAAAGCAAAGGTCTATGGTATCTCAATGGTGCGTATTGGGATGGTAAGTTAATCGATGTTGTTGAATTAGTTTATTAATCTGAGACCCTATGTTATACGATGTAATTATTGACGAAATCACATACCACTGCGAGACCCCTATCGAATCACTCGAAGAACTGTATGAATGGGCCGATCGAATAGGCGTGACTCATGTCCGAGAAAACTATAGTGAGTACCCTACAGAAACACAAGATACCATAGGCAAACACGGAGAGTGGATGGATATGCTACAACTTGAAACCTTAGTGTACGAGTACAACACCACAAGAATATAAAAAAAAATATGTCTAAAAGAATTATCTACCGCCAAGGTGACACCGTCACCATCATCACTATGGGTGCAACATCCAACAAAAAGATTGCGATGCCCAAGGAGAAAATTGTACAGACCTACCACTTCAGTAGGGAGCAGTACGAGGTTGCCCAGGGGAAGACATCTATGCGAGAATTCTTCTCACACGATGGCAAGGTATGTATGGACTGCCCATTTGCTGTCAGTAATGGGGCTCAGTTATCCGCTTGCTATACTCACAAGATGATGCAGTATAGCGGATTCCTATCCTCGCTCCGATCGATCGGCAAACTACACGAGTCCTTTGATGACATACCCGACATAGATGCCAAGATTCATATGCAAATTGTAGGGCTATGCGAAAATAAGTATGTACGATTTGGTACATATGGTGAGCCATCTCTAATGCCCGTTGACTTGGTGGGAAACATTATCAAGGGTGCGAAATCTTGGACGGGATACACACACCAATGGCGTAAGAAACCCGAATACGCCCCATACTTTATGGCTTCAACGCACACTGAATATGAGGAAACAGTAGCTTCACTCATCGGGTATCGGTCTTTTGTTGCATCACCCATACCCATTGCACAATTCATATCTTGCCCCGCCTCTGAGGAAATGGGCTTCAAATCTAATTGCTCCAAGTGTGGAATATGCTCTGGCACTATGGGTAAGGGTAGCAAATCAGTAATCATTCTCGAACACTAATATGGAATATGTAGAACGAACTATGGGGTACTCACAAGATTGGCATCGCTTATATGTCTATGGTGAGTACCTAACTAATTTGGATGAAGCAATCGCCTTATCCAAAGAAATCAACCTCAAAGTACAACTCCGCAAAGGTGATAAGACTTGGAACAATTTAGACGATCCAAACGCTATCACACCGGGGTATGTATTTAGTCAAGCAGAATTAGATGACCTTGAACGACAGAAGAAAGAAATCAAAGAACACTTAACCAAATTATATCCACCTAAAAACATATGATAAACCTATCTAAAACACAAGTCTCTTGGGACTCGCAAGTAATCGCATTCAAGTGGTATCAGAACATCGGTGATGCCCTCTCTCACTTTGCTCACTTCTCTTCTTTCAAATCTGAGGCCCAAAGAGAAGAAGCACTACAATTAATTGATTCCTATACAAAAAATTGGCGAACTAAACACGAAGACCTTATCATCCTCGAAAAAAATGTAATCATTGCACCAATCAAATCAGACAAACCAACAATAGCAAAAGTATGAACACAGAAGAATTTTACCAATGGGTAGTCAACATAATGGGAGCATTCCCTACAGATGCTGACAAGAGAAACCAAATCAAAGAACTTTACTACTTAGCCCTCAGCGAAATCGAAGAAGGTGGATCCGAGCAACACGAAATTTCCTTAGCAGTAAATGACATCAACGAACTAATAAACGAAAGCAAATGACCTACCTAAACTTAACGAGATTACACTTTACTATACAAGGCGAAGTAAAAGAAACTATTCTGTATGTAAATCCTCAGCACATCAGAGTATTCAGCGAAGAGTATTCAGATGACTTTGAAATGTTTGTAACTACAATCAGTTGGGCAAATGGCTCATTAATGGAGACCCGTGTAAAAGAAACACCTTACCAAATAGAACAACAACTAACACTATGCTAATAAAATTAACGATATCAGAGAGAAAAGAATTTGTCTATATCAACCCTAATCACATTGGTCATCTCTATCGAGTACCCTACACAGAAAAATATAGTAAACCAATCGAAGAGCATACAAGAGTTGGAGTAACAACTCACAACAATGGAGGCTTTGAAGTAAAAGAAACACCCGAACAAATCATCAAACTAATAGAAAAACTATGAGAAAACTTAATGTATTAATCGCTTGTGAATTCAGTGGCACCGTTCGTGATGCCTTTCGTAAACTTGGTCACATCGCAGTAAGTTGTGACCTCGAACCTACCGATGCCCCTGGGCTACATCACCAAGGTAGTGTATTGGAGATATTCGATAAGAATCCTTTTAACGACCAAAAGTGGGACTTAATGATTGCCCACCCACCTTGTACCTACCTTACCTTAGCGGGTAACAGATGGTTCAAGCCCGAATACGCTGATAAGTTTCCTACTCGTATTCAAGACAGACAAGATGGTGTTGACTTCTTTATGGAACTTATGAACGCTAACATACCACACATATGTGTAGAGAATCCTATTGGGGTTATGTCCTCTCTCTTTCGTAAGCCCGACCAAATCATTCAACCTTGGCAGTTCGGAGACCCATTCCAAAAGTCTACTTGCCTATGGTTAAAAGATCTGCCTTCACTCATCAGTACCAATATCGTTGAGAAAGGTGAATTCTTTGAATGGACTGATAAGAAAACCGGCAAGGTTAAACGCCAAGCACAATGGTATATGGATGCCCTAAAAGGTAAGACTGCATACGAACGACAGAAGATTCGTAACAAGACCTTCCAAGGTATAGCCGATGCCATAGCCGACCAATACTCAACATACATTTTAACAAAATAATTTCTAATTATACTAAAATATAAAATTAAATACTATCTTTGCACACACTAACAACATAATAGATATGAACAAAAAACAAGCAATCGCAATTATCAAGAGTAACAAATTCTTCTCAGCCGAATTCACTAAGAAAGACGGCACAATCAGATTCATCACCGCCAGGGCCGGTGTAAAGAAAGGTCTCAAGCCCGATGCTAAACCCAAAAGTTACAACGCAAGTGAATTGGGTTATGCAACTGTATGGGACTTAAAAGAAAAAAACTATCGCCTTATCAATCTTCAAACATTAATCAGAGTTAACAAACAAATCGTAAAATGATAAAGACATTCAAAATTGGTGAATCTGCCGTAGGTGGTATCATCAAAGTTCAAAAGATCATCAGTAAGAAAGCTCTTCGTGAAGATACTTACAACATCAAGATTATAGATTGGGATACTAAAGAAGTTATTCTTTGGAGATACACATATGGTATCCAAGAGACATACGAATACTTATCCATATACACTACCCACTATTGGGCAGAAACTATTGTATCATACTTTAAAAACAAAAAATAAGACTATGACCAAACAAGAAATTTTAGATGGTATTGACAAAGCAATCGATGTAATGTTAACCTACAATCAAGATGAACCAACAGAGAAAATTATTCAAGCCTTAAATTGGGCTTGGGATAAAGTTAACCAATTAGAAAAATAAGACTATGCCAAACCATGTTTATTACCACTTCATCCCTGCTGAATTAACCGCAGAGCAGACAGAAAAACTACACACAATTGCCCGGACTCTTAATGGATTTTGTGGTCACTACCGCCCAATGCCCGATGACATCCGCAACACTACATCTCCTTGTCGTATTGTAACTCAGAAGGAGTACAATAAACAAATGAAGGAGAACGAGAAGATCGATCGGACTCAGCCTTGGTATCACGAACCTAAGCCCATCACCAAGAAGATGCAGAAAGCATTGATTGAGAAGTATAGCACAGACAATTGGTACAATTGGGCTTACGACAATTGGGGTACTAAGTGGGGATGTTATGACCACGACATTGACGGTGGTAACCTACGCTTCTCTACCGCTTGGAATCTATTTGATATCTCTCTGCTTACAGAGATAGCAGTTGACTTCCCTACATTCGTCTTAGCCTATGAAGAAGAGCAAGGATGGGGTGGTGAGTTTGTATTCGAAGATGGCGAATGTATTGAACGCACAGAATACGATGCACCTACGTGGCACTCTACTGATATCGAAACAGAAGATGGAACTATCACGCAGTTGTTGTTCCCAATATCTGAGTCCCATTTCAATGAGGGTGCTGACGAAGGTTACTACTATGACTATGACACCAACTGCCCCGTTCCTGAAAGTTTCTTAAACCAATATAACTTAAAATAAAAAGACTATGGAATATACAATCGAATTCGCAAATGGAGTGTACAATGTTATGCTCGAAGGTAAGGTAATCTACAGCACCAAAAATTATGCAGCTGCTGAAATGTATTTAACTCATATGGAAAGGGCACACTAATATGAACTTATATCAAATTAAAACGACCGCTTACGATGAGGAGGATATGCTCCTTGTAACTGATGCACCTGATGATGCTATCGAGAGAGTACTAGAACCTATGGTAAAAGCAGAACGAGAAGAAGACCAATGGTTTGATCACGATGATTACCTCAGAGCCTTGGAGACAGCACTACCACAATTTACTTTCTTTTATTACACCGAACCTCATGTTATAGACCTATGAAAAAAACAACACTCATTCAACAACTCCTCAAAAAATATCCTAAAATGTTAATCTTTGCCGATGGCAATGGATGGACTGAGAACTCACCGGATTGTTTCTCTGTCTCAGCAGAAGAGCCGGTGATGGACTCTCGTGGATACGATATGTTCAACTATTGGACAGAGAACTACACCCACTACGATTTAGGTGTAAGTACAGAACTAACAGCCTTCCTTGAAAAGAGTGGCTACTTTGCTCAGTGGGTTAACCCTGGCGTTATCGGAATCTATAAAGACTAAATAAAAAAAAATATGAAACAACAAATTATTGCTCAAGTAGAAGAATCAGATCGCAACATTTACATTACCATCGAAGATGGTTCTTTGGTATCTGTTAATTACTCACAAGGACTTGGAGACATCGACCTCCATTTTCTCAATACTCATAGTGAAGGAATCACTTCGTTCGTTATTCGTGAACTTGAGAAACAAGGAGATGACTTGTACTCACCAGAGTTCTTCTTTCCATCGCCATATTGGGATCAGCAAGTTAAGGCTATCGATGATGCTATTTGGAGCTTGTTTAAAATAGAAAACAAGAAAGACGAACTAATAGAACGCATCGAGAAGTTGGAAAATGAAATAGGTAATCTAAAAGCTGAAATTAAAATAATCGATCGCACTTATGGAATTTAAGATAACACACACACCGATGCACTCTCCCGAATTGGGAGTACAAAAACCAAAGGAGATTACTTTTTCCTTAGGCCAAATTGACCAGATGTATGAAGGCAGAGGTAACTGCTGTCGCTGTGGATGTGGTGGTAATTACCACACCTTGGAGCATAATTCTCGCAAGATTATCAATGCACTACAGAAAATGGCATCAGGCAAATACCATGTGGAATCTATTGATGACTACATCTTCGAGATTGTCCTGAAAGAGTACACAAATAAATGGGGAGAGTTCAGTAGAAATAAAGTACAAACTATTTACCTAAACAAATAAAACAGACATGAAAGTATTAGAATTATTCGCAGGTTCTCGCAGTATCGGTAAGGTATGTGATGAGTTAGGTCACGAGGTTTTCTCCTCAGATTGGACTCCCTATGAAGGTATAAACTATGTGGCTGATATCAATCAGTTCAATGCAGATAAAGTACCCTTCATCCCGGATATGATTTGGGCCTCACCTCCGTGTACTACATTCTCTGTTGCCTCTATAGGTAAGCATTGGACATTAGATCGGAGACCCAAAACACAAGATGCTATTATGGGCTTGCAGATCCTTAAGAGAACGATTAGCATCATCGAGTATTATCAGATGTTGAACCCCAATCTAATATGGTACATTGAGAATCCAAGAGGTATGATGCGTAAGATGGATGTATGGGGTAAGATACTCCACATCCGTAACACTGTCACCTATTGTCAGTATGGCGATACCCGTATGAAACCTACAGATATTTGGACCAATAACTACCAATGGCAACCACGCCCAGCCTGTAGTAACGGAATGTCTTGTCACATCTCTGCCCCCCGTGGTAGCAGAACCGGTACTCAAGGCCTGAAAGGTTCTTACCTCAGATCACAAGTCCCACAACAATTATGTAAGGAGATAGTAGAATGTACTCATTAATAGCAGATAAACTAAAAAACAGAGGGACTGTTGTATACAACCCCTTTCACTATGGTACTAATCCTCCGAGATACTTAGTCCCTTTAATCGGATGGAATGAACCAATCGGTGATACATCCATAGAAGAATTTCTAATCTCCTTGGAGGATGAAATAGAAGATACCTTAGAATTCATCAACCAACACTCATCTACCATCTCCAAAGATTCACTATACTTTGAGGTGGATGCACAAGAATCCTTCTATTGTTGGACAGCCGACCTCTACTTCGATGACCTTCAGGAGGCTATAAAATATGCGTGGATATTTGAAGCAGATGATATCTATGACTCAGTCGAACAAGAAATTATTTACTTAGATGAAATCGATTGATGCATATATCCCTAAAGAAGTCTATGATGAATTTATCGCACAGCATAGCAATTCTAAAAAAGCTCTTGACTATCTCTCTATTATTTTGGAAAATCGTATACGATCCGAACGATTTCTTATATCGAGAGATTTAATCAAACAAGTGGACCATCAGAAAATTAGTATTCCGGTTAAGGACCATTTGATGCCGTACCTCAATGAGTATTGTGTGATTAAAGGTATTACCAAACAAGAACTTATTGTCAAACTTATTAAAAGAAAAAGAATCATATGAAAGCAATTGGCTACATCCGGGTGAGTACGGATATGCAAGCAGAAAAAGGTACATCCTTGGACAACCAAGTAGCACGCATCAAAGAATTTGCTGAACGCAAAGGATTTATACTGGAAAATATTTATGAGGATGCTGGCTTTAGTGGAAAAAATACCAACCGACCAGCATTCCAAGAGATGTTTAATCGACTAAAAAAGGGTGATGTAAACGCTGTCATTGTTTGGCACTCCACACGATTTGCTCGTAATCTCCGTGACTTCTTGAATCATATGGACATCCTAGAAAAAAAGAAGGTTAAGTTCTACTCTATAGAAGAACCTGAGATGAGCGGATCATCCGGTAAGGCTATGCGAAATCTGATGGCCGTGTTTGCCGAGTACCAAAGCGATGTCACCGGAGAGTACACACGATCCGTTAAAATAAATCTTAAGAAGACAATGAAAGTCTATTGTGCATATCCTCCCCTGGGATTTAAGAATGAGGATGGTAAATTGGTCCGAGACCCAAAGGCATATCAAATTGTTGATCAAATTAAAGTATATCACAATCAAGGTTTATCATTACGCACCATTGCTCAAATGATTAATATGATGGGACATACGGGTAGTAAAAATGGAAAATTTCATGCAAGTACAATTCAAAAAATACTAAAAAATAATATATATGATATACATTGAAACCAAACAGCAAACAAATGCTAAGAATAAAATTGTGGAAATAATTGAGGAAGAATTTGGTGTACCCCGTGAGTTATGGGAGGTGCGCAGAACCCGTATGAATGATGAAGTTTTTATACGACACATCTATATTTATATGCTGTACAACTATGCTAAGATTACTTTACAAAATATTTCTAGATTGGTGGGCCTCAAAGGACACGCCACAATAATTCAATCGCTATCCAGATCTAAAAAATGGTTAGAGACCCCAGAAGAATACCAAACTCAATATGAATTCATCAACAATGTAATTAAAACTTATGAGCAAAGAAATACAAATACTGTTGAATTATCTGCTAGATAAGGCCAACCCTTCGTGGCGGTTCAACGAAACCTTAATCGAGGCATTCGATAATTTGAATGCTCCTACCTCTAAACGATTTCAACCACCTACTCTGAATGATGTATGGCTTGAACTACAAAGACTCAAGGTCCGACATCCTATGGAACAAGGCGAAAAGTTTTGGAACTTTTATGAATCTAAGAATTGGATGATTGGGAAGAACAAGATGAAGAATTGGAAAGCTGCAATAAAAACTTGGAACTTTGAGAAAGATAATCTTATTATATGAAGAAGTTTTTACGCTCTATCGCATTGATAGTTTGGGTGTTATACATCATAGTAATGATGCTCGCAGCAATCTTGTCGATACTTTATATCGATCATATCATCGAACACCCCAATCAATAACTTGGAATTTTAAAAATAAATATATATTATTGTAACCCTTTATAACAAATTATATGAATTACTATTTGGACTCAGACCTTAATTTAATCCCCCGACCTAAGAAACCTTGGGGGAAAATACTAATTGTACTCTTGATGTTATCAATTGTATACTTATTGGTGAAATTACTTACAACTACACCAACTTTTAAAGTTGTGTATAAATATATTCACCCTACAGAACAGCAAGATATTGAATTGTCTGAAGAGGCAATTGTTAAATGTTTGCACGACAACGGTTGCGTTCTAGCCAATGTGGCTGTGGCCCAGGCGAGATTAGAATCAAATCTTGGAAAGAGCAATGTAGGAAAGCAAGCCAAAAATATGTTCGGCATCACTCATCACAAATGCAAATATGTTTCTGGTAAACATGGGGTGTACGCCAAGTATAAAACATATGAGGATAATATTAAATGCTACATTCACATTCAAGATCGATATTTGCAGAACATCAACGGTGTGTATGCAACTGATCCTACTTACATCACTAAACTAAAAGAACAGAAATGACAAACAATAAACAACAAACGGCAGTAGATGAACTGTGGGATTATTTAAAAGGATGGATTCCACAAGGACAATATGCAGGAGTACGTGAGGCTTATTTGGAAGCCAAAGAAATGGAGAAGCAACAAAAGGAAATGAGTTATGCCGATGGTTATGCGGAGGGGTATAAACGGGCATTGGAAATGATTGAGTGGTACATCAAAAACCACATTAGTGGAATGCCACAAGACCATATTGGTGACACCAACAAAATGATATGAACAAAGTATATGAGATTAAACGATTAGACTTCGCATTGTGCGAACACGATCCTAGGGCTCAGAGTGTCTGTGAACCACCTAAAGCACTAACCTTTAATGAATTCCAAAAGAATGTTAAAAAAGAACTAAAAAAATTATATGACAATCAGAGAAGCAATTAAGTTCCGGTTCGAGAAAAAGACCGTGACTACAGAAGAAAGTGGAGATGACCAAGTGTATCACTACTTTACCAAGGATGTAGGTGACATCACCTTTATGATTAGTAAGGAACAGCGAGGCGTATGGATAGGTACAATCTTTGACTATGGGGTTAAATTCTACAACGCTGGTTCCTTTAAGGATGTAATTAAAGCAGTTGAGAAAGGCGAATGGGATGGCTGATAATATTGAAATATTTTATGCTCTTGTCAATGGCATTCCTGAATGGAGAGTTTATATGAACTACGAATTGAAATATAAATTTCCCACTAAAGAACGAGCAGATCGTTATGTTAAGTCACACAATAAAAAGAAAAAGAAATGAAAGCAATACTAGAATTTAATTTACCAGAAGACCAATTAGAATTTGACCTAATGAGTAAAGCATCTAAGTGGTACAACCTAGCGTGGGAATTAGACCAGCACTTAAGGTCTCAGACCAAGTACGCCCCCGATACTATGCCCGATGAGTACTACAAGGCCCTCAAGGATACACGAGATAAACTTTATGCTTTACTTCTTGAAGATGGTTTATCATTTGACTAATGAACGCAGATAAACTAGTCAAGTTAGGCATTGACTTACGAGATCGATGGAGCGGAGAGGTTAAGACTGTCTGCCCTAAGTGTGCTCATACTCGCAAGAAGAAGAATGATCCATCCTTAGGCGTTAATATAGACACCGGAGTATGGAAGTGTCACCACTGCGGTTGGAGTGGCTCAGTGAACCAGTATGTGCGTCCTGAGGCCCGTCCAGAAGTTTCGCAACCTAAAATCTTTGAGTACTTCGAGAATCGTAAGATAACTCCACAGACCGTTAAGCATTTTCGCATCAGCGAATCTAAGGAATGGATGCCACAAGACCAGGCAGAACACAAGGTCATATGTTTCAATTACTTTCTCAATGATGAATTGATTAATATAAAATTCAAGACATCAGACAAGAAATTTAAAATGGTCAAGGATGCCAAGAAAGTTCCCTACAATATAGATGCGATTAAAAATTCACCATATGTTATTATTTGTGAAGGAGAAGAAGAGACAATGGTCTGGCATCAGTCTAACTGCGTTGGAATTTCTGTACCTAACGGTGCTTCTGTTAATAACAATAACCTCGATTGGTTGGACGGTGTGTATGACTTATTTACCGATAAGATAATATACCTTGCCACCGATAACGATGAGCCAGGCCGGAAGTTAAAGACCGACATTGCTCGCAGATTTACCCATCACGATATAAGAATCATAGACTTCCCTCTTAATGAGAAGGATGCCAATGACTGCCTCAAGCGGTATGGACAAGAGTTTATCACACGCTTATTCCACGATGCCAAGCCTCTACCAATTGCCGAGATATCCTCGGCAGTTGACTACTTATCTGTAGTCAACTCATATAGGACAGATGGGTATCCGATTGGGGCTCACGTAGGAATGTCTGAGACCGATGAGCATCTTTCTTGGAGCAGAGGAGAATTAGTTGTTGTAACAGGTATTCCAGGATCAGGCAAGAGTACTTGGCTTGACTTTATGTTTATACGCCTTGCTTATTTGAAAGGATGGCGTTTCGGAATGTTCAGCCCAGAGAACCTTGCCCCCTTAAAAATCACACGGATGAGCGAACAACTGCTTGGCAAAGCACTAAACAAAATGAACTCTGTAGAAGTTGAAACTGCTGTTGGAATCATAAACAAACACTTTTGGTTTTACAATGTCGAAACCATCCAAGACTACAGCATCACCAACCTATTGCGTTTGGCTGAGATGTTGGTTAAGCGTAATGGTATTGATTGCTTATGCTTAGATCCTTTTAACTACATCGAGCAAGATAGTTCTGAAGAGAGTTCTAACGAGAAGATTGGTAACTTGTTACGCAAACTAAAGCAGTTCGCTGTTAAGTTTAATGTCAATGTATGCCTAGTGGCCCACCCTCGTAAGATGGACAAGACAGCTTCTGGTTACAATGTACCTCGTCTGTACGATATTTCGGGCTCACATCATTTCTTTAATGTACCCGACATTGGTATTGCAGTACACAGAGCGTTTCAGAACGGACAGAAAGATCCGGTAGAAGTACACATTCAGAAAATGAAATACCATTTCCGTGGTAAGTTGGGCCGAATAGATTACGAGTTTAATCGTGAGTCGGGTCAGTACACAGAAGATGGAATCTTTAACAATTTAATGACGATAAAAAATGATATTGAGACAACTGAGAATGATTTGTTTAACTCACCAAATGCGTGGGGAAGAGGTGCTGGAATTCAACCTGAGTCCATATTATTTTAAAGAACTCAAAAATGGATATTTTACTTACAACAATATTAAAATACTAGTTTATAGCACTGGTTGGAACAAGATAAAAGATTATTATTATTTAGAAATTCAAACTCCCGAAGGTATTGTGATGTGTCATAGTTTAACATATAAAATAAAATGATAAAAGTATATGATGTAGAAACATTTTCTAATTGTTTTACTTACATAGATTATGATCCTCAGACCGAGGAAATGAATGAGTTCGTGATTACTGATTTCAAGAATCAATTCGATGAGTTTGTTAAGTATATCAAGATGCTTGAACAAAAGAAAGCCGGAATGGTAGGCTTTAATAACCTACACTTTGATTGGCCAGTGGTGTCTAGCATCGTGGAAAGTCGATTGAATAAAGGAGAATTGATATACGCCTTTGCTCAGACATTAATCAACGCTGAGAAAAAGACTTATAGCAAGCAGACCATTAATCAATTGGATTTGTATCTGCTAAACCACTATGACAATAAGGCGAGGTCAACTTCTTTAAAAGCCTTAGAGGTTTCGTGTGGATGGGATAACGTAATGGATATGCCTATGGACCACACCACCACCATTACTCCAACCAATCTGCCTACTCTATTAGAATACAACAAGAACGATGTGCTATTCACCGCCAAGTTCTATTCTATGTGCAAGGAGAAGATAGAGTTGCGTAAAAAAATCAGTAAGAAGTACAAACTTAAGGTGATGAACAAGAGCGATGTAATCATAGGCGAGTCAATCTTTTTGAAGTACCTATCTGATAATATGGGAATGCCGGTACCCGAGCTGAAAGAGATACGTGGGAAGAGAACAGATGTCGCTCTGAAAAAGATTATCTTTCCTTATGTTTCCTTTGTTGAGCCTGGCTTTCAGAAGTTGATGAGACTAATGCAAGGAACTGTATCGTCTGCACAATTCCTTAAGAATTTTGTAGAGAATATGGATACTCGATTATCTACCAATGATTTATACGACAAATTTCGTGATAACAATATTCGAGTACAGAGAATCGCCCAACAAAAGAAATCATTCTCATTCAGCGTTCAGTACAACAATATTCAAATCGATTACGGAGTAGGTGGTATACACGGATGCGTTAAGCCAGGGGTATATCAGTCAAATTTTACACACGGAATACTTGACATCGATGTGAAGTCATATTACCCTAACTTGTTTATTCAGAATCGCTTACACCCTAAACAGATGGACCAAGATACCTTTGTCAAGGTATACTCTGATATCTTCCAAGAGAGAGTCAAGGCACAGAAAGAAGGGGACAAGTTAACCTCTGATGCATTGAAGTTGGCACTGAATGGTTTGTTTGGTAAGACGGGCTCAGATGTATCTTGTTTCTACGATCCGAATGTATTCTTTGCAGTCACTGTAAACGGACAATTGCTTTTATCAATGTTGGTAGAACGCTTAGTTCGCCAAGGTGCATCCCTATTGCAAGTTAACACAGATGGTGTAACAATTTTATATAATTATTTGTTACGAGATGATATCATAAAAATCTGTCAAGAGTGGGAAGTAATCACCAAGTTGCAATTGGAATACGCTAATTACTCCAAGATGATTATCCGGGATGTAAACAATTACATTGCTGTAGATGAATTCGGAAAGATTAAAGAGAAGGGAGCTTTTGAAACCAAGAAAGATTGGCACAAGGATAACTCATATATGGTCGTGCCTCTGGCAGTACGAGAATACTTTGTAAACAATACGCCCATCGAAGTTACATTACGCAAGCACAAGAACATCTTGGACTTCTGTGGTCGTTACAAGGCTTCTAAGGGCTGGCACGTAGAGTTTGCTTACCTTGATGGCAACGAGGAAAAGAGATTGGAATTCGGTAAGATTTATAGGTTTATTCCGGTAATCAAGGGCGGTGTATCGCTTAAGTTAAATAAGGATGGTAGACAGCACCACTTGTGCGAGGGATATCAAACCTTCCCCTACAATAAATTGGAGGAATTTGATTTGAATAATTTAAATATGGACTTTTTTATAAAGGAATGCAACAAACTAATAGAACTGATCAAACCGACCCAACTCACGCTATTATGACCTTGAATATCCCTCACTATGGGATAGACTTAAGAGTTATTTTATCGGCTTTGAAGAATGAATTACCTAAGAGAAAAATTCATTTTGCTCCTTCTTTTAGTGAGCGAGATGATGTCATCATACCTACCTTGATGCGCAGATTCCATACTACTCCTATTAATGGGTATTTGGTTGTGCTATACAAACGTAGAATTAAAATACAAATGGAAATGGATGGTCCTAATCTGTCACAAAAAACTATAGATGTTCTTGTTGACTATTTAGAACGATTAGAAATAAACCATTTTAAATTTTAACGGTCTTCCAGACACGCACATATCTACCACCTCTGAGTTCCAAAAATGGTATCTCCTTGGTGGTTAGTGCTTGTGGTTTCTTTACTTCGAACTTACGTATAATGTTTTTGTGGAGAATCTCACAGGCAACCATAGCATCGACAACATCCGTGTTTTCAATCAAGTAATTCTTGAGCTCTTGAATTATTTCAATAAACCATATGTCATTGCTATACGAATTTAAATAATCAATCATATAACTATTGCCACGTTCTGCTGTCACATCATTCTTATAGTAACCTATAGAATCATCATCCTTCCAGAATCCTTTCCCCAAGAAGATAGGTTTCTTTGCTAGCAGATTTAATTTACCTGAGTCCTTGTACTTCTGTTTTACAACACCACCACGGTTAATCTCTATCATTGCTATGGCGTTATTATAATACTCTTGAAGTAGTATCATATTGTTCACAATAGCATCTGGATCGGTATCTCTTTCAGCATAATATGCTACATACCTGTTGGTATCTATGTCTTTGATTGCTATTGCTTGCTTAGACCCATCACCCATATTCTTAGAGTTAAATGGAATCGGGTCAATCCCAGCGATGTATGTATGTCCTTCTTGGGGATCTTCAAGAAAATACATAGGGCTATTGTTAACCGGCCTTTTAATTATCGTTCCGTCATAATTTCTGTGTAAAACTGATCTATCGATAGGAGGACGAGACGCTAAAATCATACGCTCTTGCGTATCCAATTTATCCATAATCGATCTTGGAAAAGCACCTTGACCACTTACTGAGAATACCTCTTGGATGTCCAAAGGGTATTGTTTAATAAAAGAATTCAAATACGATTTATCTTCCATACTGTCAAGCACACCACGTGTTTGCATAATCCAATCTGTCGCAGCCTTCTCATCGCTGTAACCATTGGGGCAGAAGTTTAATATTTTGCCAGTTTCCTTACCATTTTCGTCTAATTCGGGGGCTTCCATAATCCCTTGATAGCCAGGGAGAAAGATAGTTAGAATCTTCAAAGCCTCGGCATTATCCCACAATGTTTTGGCTAACTTCTGGCCAATTGATGTAGCCTCACCAGCGCTACCACCAATGACAATTGGGGCAACCTTAACGAATCCTGATTTGGTACTCGCTTGAGCCGATTTATAAACCTTATCGGCCTTAGGATGAAGCATACATTCGTCTATAAAAATATGCATCGCACGATACGCCTCGAATGCTGTTGGTGTTTCAACTGTCTCCTTGGTGATAATCTGAGAATCCAATCCGGTAACTGAGCCCGTCTTGGCATCCCTACGACCTAAGTGGAGGTATCCTTCTTGACGAGTAGATACAATTCCAGGACGGGCATACTCTTCAAACTCATCGTACACTACACGTGTCTTATCTTTAAACAAAGCCTCAAGACGTTTTTTATCTGCTGAGGTGATGAGTGATGTGCTTCCAGGATTGGTCATCGCAATCCACATTGGAATGATTCCACCAAAGATAAAAGATAGACCAACCTCACGTCTCTTAGTTACAAATAAATCGTGATTGGTTCTACGGGCTTCCATATATCCCTCATAGATTAATTCATCTATATCTCGCCAAAGCGGTCTTTTTTTGAAACCTCTGGCGTCTTTTACCCATCCTTGTGTTAGTGCAAAGTAGTGAGGACCAGTCAATCCGAAACGACCTTCAATCCAAAAAACACGTTCTTGTGCCCACCAGATATCCTTTTCTTTCATAGAAGCTAAGGGGCTCAGACCGTACTTGCTGAACCATTCGTCATATACGAATTTAGGTTTTTTCATCGCCTAGTATTTACACGATCAAGGAAAGAACCTTCCTCATCGTCTTTATTTTCTTCTGGATACGCCTCTAACTTGGCTAACTTAAGGCTCTTGTTAATCTTATCTCCTGCTTGTAGCAATTGAAACAAACCTTTCTGATATGAATCGTCAAGGTCTAAGGTCTTATCCTTTACAGAAGTCATCAATTGTTTTGATGCTGAGACCAAAGTTGTATAAAAATCCTTGGCAGGATCGAAATCTTGCAGATGTAATCTTTCGATTGCTTCCTCTTCAGAAATACTATTTTCCTTGAGGTAGTCCCAAAGTTTTTCTAAGGCTGTTGATTTTTCGTTTTTGGTCTTCAATTTCTTTTTGTGCTTTGTTTGCCTCAATTGGATTGTCGATGGCGGTATAATACTCACACCATGAAATTAGTTTTTGAAGTTCTCTGACTTCGTCCTCAATTATTTGTTTATTGCTTTTAGCCATTGCTCTAAGTTAAAATTTGCGAAGTCTCCTTCCTCGATAACTTCTCCCAAAGATAAATAGAATCTTACTACATTTCCAAGGGCGAGAAGTTGCTCGGTTGTTGCTGTATCTTTATATCTGCAATCAGCATCTAATCCTCCGATTAGAGCCAAGTGCACTTCGTTTCCTGGACAATAATTAATAGCGTGCAAATAACCTTTACTACTAATGCAATGAGTTAGTATAGGCGTTCTATCTAATCCTCCAATATGGGTTGAATCAGAAGAAAAACGAACCTTTTCTTGCTCGTGTTTACAAACCTCTGAAGGCTTTAAATTTGTTCTGCTATATGTCCAGTAGATTTTCACAATTTGCTAAAGTACACCGCATTTGGATGTACGAATTCTTCCTTTGGTTCTTGCTCGTACTGCTCAATCATTTTGTTCAAGTACCACTGAGCTTTTTTCATATCTTCCATACCACCCTTAGATTCGCAGCGCCATAAGTATTTGATTACATTGGCGGTGCATACGGCATCTAAGCCTTTCTTGTTGATGGTAGCAGATGCGATTGCGTCAATGCACTCGACCTTTGAATTTCTGTAATAATCCGGGGTAATTTTATTATCCATAACTTTATTTGTATCTCCAGCCATATCCGTACGCTTGTTTAAACTTGCCTTTGCAAACCGACCCAATGTTTGACCTATAAGCCAAATTTTCCAACTTAATAGCAGCGTTTGAAACTGAATCAAATTCCTCCATAACCATACCCGTGCTTAAACTTAGTTGTTCAATAGGTCGCTTAAAACAATGTTCGTTTCTACCTTTTAATGTTTGACTTATTTTCTCTCTTGTTTCAGTTGATATTAATTTTCCCTTATTGCTTACGCTCATTTTTATTTTAGATTCTTCGGAATGCTTTCTGCCAATTCTTGCTAATGAAATTTTCCTCTTGCTTTCTTCAGACATTACTTTTCCTTTGTGCAAAATACTATTTTTAATTTTAGACTCCTCCGATGCAACTCTTCCAGTTGGTCCACGTCCTCCATCGCACAAATTTAATCCATTAGATTTCGGATATTTGGCACAATTGGTTTGCAATTCTTCAATCCAAAACTTTTCACGCTCCATTAAAATTTCAACATCAACTTGTTCTATGATTTCAAGTTTATGACCATCAAATCCATATTTTTTAAGACTTCGATACAGCCTGTGTTGATTTTTACATTGTAAGGTTTTATAATAACGAGTTCGTTTTGCTAAATCCATAGTTTGCCCTATGTATATTTTTCTAGACGGACTTACTATTTTATAAATTACACCTTTCATACTATAAATTCTTGTTTGGGCACAAATATACACAATTCTTTCGGAACTCTATAAAATTCATCTGTTCCTTTTCTTTGTGTTGTATTGATGTAAATTTTCTCTTTATATTTCTCATCAAAGATAATGTCTGATCTACACATCAAAGCAGCTTGGGTCTCAGAGCATATGATAACATACCAGAACGTAGTTTCTTTCCATTTCGCCTTTCTATTGAGAAAGGAGACAGTCTCAAATGGAAAATCTTCTCTACAGGTCCAAGGTCTTTTAATCTTCATCTCCACCTCCCATTTGTATTCTATGCCATCTTTTTCTGTGACAAGATCAATACCATATTTGTCACAATTATTTGAAACATTGTGACACTTACTTTCAAGAAAGGCAGTAAGCAATTGCCTGCCTATCTTATCATATTCATCAAAAGATTCTTGGTTGAACTTCATTTTCTTAAGTATAGGGCGAGTATCATACCAAAAAGGAATGCGCCTGCAATATACCACCAATTTATGAATTCTTTAGTAATCACCCTTCCGGCCACTTTAACTTCGTATGCTACCGTATCTCTGAAGGTTATGGTATCAGGCTTCACTGTTACCCCAAACAAATTTCCTTTCTTGTAAACAATCAATTTCTTTGTCTCAATAAACGTATCGCACTGAATAATAAATGAATCTTTGTACTCGGTGATGGGCACTTTGATTTCTTTAATGATGGTGTCCTTTACAATTACCGTATCAGTTAACGATAAATACGGATATTTGCGTATCAAACGATCGTATCTATGCTTAGGAGAGCAAGATGAAATTACCGTAATGCACATTGCGATAAATAATAAATTTTTCATAGTGCAAAGATAAGATATAAACTTATAGGTTTACTATAAAGTATAAATTGTAAACGTATAGGTTAAAAGCCCACCTATTAATTCTTTGTTTACTAGTTTATTACTAATATAAAAATAATAACCATTTCAAGTTTTCTCCTTGACGATGTCGGAGACCAAGAAACATTTCACCCATTTTGCAGGGTCGTTATCCGATTTGAGTTTCCTCCAGATAACACAAGTCAATTGTTTTCGGTGGGCTTTTTAGTAAAAGAGGTAGCTAGTGCCACCTCCAATACCCTAAACAAAAAATAAATATGAAACAATGCAAACTTATGCAAAAAATCCTTAAATGCCAAATTTGTGAAAAACAACCAATATATTGTGCAATTTGTGCAATTTTGGGATCATTTAACCATTATAATGTGCAATTATGGTACAATAATGAGCTTTAAGACACCCAACAGGGTACGAAAATGAGCCATATATGACACATTATATGCGTTCGGGTATACACTAAACGATTCTAGTGGGGTTTCGCAAATTGATATATGCACTTCAATATAATTTTCTAAAAACTAAGGCATGAAAAAACACAAAAAATGTATGAATAATCAGTCATAATATGCATTTAGATACATTAATGTATGAAAAAACCCACACTACTGTCAAATAATGTGGGTCTTCTCGGCATTTTTCCGAATTTGTCCTGTTTTTATTGCAAAAAACTAGACATTTTACTTATGAAATCTCACAAGCACCACCAGCGCAAGCGACTTGCTCACTTAGGCTAGTCTTGTCGCTAATCTCTACAATTTTTGCGACATCCAAAGCGTTACAATTTGTAACGAGTTGCTCGTATTGCTCCTTTGTAATGCTTTCGAATGGAGTCTGTTGATACGATCCTAAGTCTTTAGGTAAGAAGGAAAGACCATTGTAGTGGTTTTGATTTTCCCATAACCATTCTCCTACCATTGCCCACTCGTTTTTCTTCAGCGTAACTGTTGCACTGACGTTATGAGTGTTTTCTCCTGCTATGTGGCCAGGTTTGATCCATTTCTCGTGGATTAACTTCACCCTCTCTAGGAATTGAATAGCACTCTCTGAGCCCCTTGTAATAGCCCCTTGTGGAGCAGATACAGGAACAGATACAACCGATTGATTCTGTGGAGACATTACATCGTCCTCAAGCAATTCTGGATGATATACCGATAGGTATGTATATAAAGCCTCGTTCTTACCCAAACGGATTCTGCGCAAGTAGTATTGGTCATGCCAAGCGTGTACCCCAGAAGATGTTCCTAAGACCAAAGAAGAGGTTCCTGATGGCTTAACACAAGTGATTCTGTAAGCACTTTTAATTCCAATTTCATCGGCAGTACTTCTATTGACTCTATAAGCAACCTCAGCAGCTTCTGGCATATCTAATTCAAGAACTTTGCCCGATGCAATACCCGTCATTCCGATTCCCAATAATGCTTCTCTCTCCGTTACTTCTTTCCACTCTTGTCTGAGGTAATGAAAATCAGTATAAGAGGCTTGGAGCGTTCCAATAAAGGCTGCTGCGGCTGTTCTTTCTTCGTAGTCATGCTGATCGATTAAATCGGAGGCATTGATTTCTACAAGGTTACAGAACTGAAAAGAATTCAAAGAAATCTCACAGCAAGGATTCGTACCCAATTCAATATCATTGGTGAAATAGAAACCCGGTTCGCCAGAGTTACTTAGTTCAACCTTCTTCCATAAATCCAAAAAGTCGCTTTTAGTGACAGCACCATTCCTTTTGATAACGGCACTGTTGTTAGAACGACCACGTTGAGGATTTAACTCCCACCAATTACCAAACTTTGAAGTCAACATTGTTTCATCATTGTAATCAAACAAAGAAATCATTGCTGACCTACGGATTCCACCGCTTAGTACAGCATTTGCAATGTGACATAGGATATCGTGGCACTCTAAGGATGATAGTTGTTCTCCATCTTGTTTGCGTTCGAGAATGCTTTCGATATGCATTAAACAAATCTTCAAAGGCTCTGGACCTGGAGCAACCCCACCACTTGTAATTAGTCTCTCCCCCTTTGCACGGATGGCACGATAATCAAAATTGGGTTTCCATTTGCTGAGACCCAAATAAGACTTCATCAAAACCTTAATTGAATCGGCCCATCCCTCAATGTTATCAGGAATTAAATATCTCCGATTGGTTTTTGCTTTTTGTACGGCTGGCAATTTAGCCACGTGATGCCTTTGAACCGAATAGCCAACGCCTGTACCAGACAATAATAAAAACATCGTCTCATTAAATGCCCTATAGTCATCAATGTGCAGATAACTACAATTGAATAGGCGAGCATTGTTGACCTCAATCGGCTTACCGCCAAACTGAAGTGAGCGCATAGACGGAAGAACTTTTTTGTCATATACAAATTTGTAAGCGTTTTTGATTTCTGATTCTAATTTAGGAAACTTACGAATGTGCATCTGCATATTGCGATCCACAATCTCTTTCCATGTTTCTCTCCTCTGTAAACTTTCTTGAAACTTGGCGTACTTAGACCATACTACAACGTCAGATAAAATTTTGTGTTCTATATTCATAATTAAAATGCTTTTCCGTGTTTGTAGCCTCTAAGAGAATTGTACTTCATCTTCAACTCGATATGTTTCTCAAGGTCAATGTTCATACCTCCGCAAAGGTCAAACAAACGGATAGCAACATCGGCAACTTCATCTTCGAAAGATGATTTGATTTTCTCCTCGAATAAAGATTTCCAAATTCCAATGTCCATCTTGAACTCCTCATCGTAGTTATTCAATTCTAAATCTTTCTGTAATCCATCAGCAATGGATTTTTCTGCGTAGTGACCTTTACGCAGTGCTTCTTGGGCTTCTGCTAGTTCACTAACAATTAACATTAACATCTCGGAGACGTTTCTTTCCGTGTCCCAAAAGCCTTTATCTTTGGCTACTTGGTGTGCTTTCTTAACTAAATCTTTCATAAGGGCTACAAATATAATCTGAGACCGAATGAGAAAGCAAATTAAATTATTATTTTTTTGTTGACTTACCGTTTTGTCCGTTACGGGCCCGGTTCTTACTTGTGCTTTCTAGTACCATCTTGCCACTCTTGGTATGCGATAAGTCTTTTCCAGCAGCGTGACGCTTGCCGTAAATGCCACGTTTACGAGCCTCTTTAGTTAACTCGACTCTTCTAGCAACCTCTTCAGGTTTTTTATTGTATGCGGCTTGAATGGCAATATTACGACCTGTGGCCTTAGTGCTTCCAGGCTTCTTGCTCTTTCCAACTATTTTATTTTTTGGCATCTCTTCTTTCAATTATTTCTCCTATGAGGTAGGATATTCCTATTGTAAAGGTAACAAATAATAACCCGAATAGGAATCCTTGTAACATCATCATTTCTTTTTAGCAGTCTTGGCAGATTGTTTAAATGCCTTTGCAGTCGGAGCCCCTTTAGTGCCCGGCTTTCTCATTACTTCTCCGCTGCC